ACAACAAATTATATTTTAACAACCCACCCAGCAATTTATTTATATGGTTCTTTATTTCATGCTGCTAATTTTTTAGGTGGTATTAATCCTCAGCAAGTTCANACTTGGCAACAAATGTTTGCAACTGCTATGGAACGATTAGAATTAAATGACAGAGAAGATCAAGNAAGTGGATCACCTTTACAAATTAGAGGTGAGAACACAGTNGCTTCTCCATTTATTTCAACTTTATAATAGGAAAAAATTATGCAATTACCTTTTGGCGAATGGTTGCCAGACCAACCAGATCATTTAAATCCTGGTGCAACTGTTGCTACAAATGTTTATCATGCTCAAAGTTCATATAANCCTGTAAAAGGATTNGTTACTTATGGTGGATCATCTAATGTAACTCAAAATGCAAAAGGTGCTGGATCATTTAGGGACAACACNAATACTGTATTTACTTTTGTTGGTACTAAAGACACATTATATAAATTAACTTCAGGTNCTTTTTCAGAAGTTGGTGCAAGAAATGTAAAATTAGCAACAGCNAAAGCTACTTGCACAATNACAGTTTCTGATTATGCAAATATAGGTGCTGGAAAAACNATTACATTAAAAAAAAATAATGGTTCTACAGTTGTTTTTACTTCANCTACTGGAAGTCCATCTACNAANCANTTTCAAGTACAAACAAACAACAATACAACTGCTACAAATTTAAAAAATACCATAAATGGTCATGCTGATTTTACAGCTACAGTAACAAATGCAGTTGTAACTGTTACAAGGGCAACGATTGGTAATGCTAATTTAACAAATGTTTCAAGTGATACTGTAAGATTAATTACTACTAATTTTTATGGTGGAACACCTTTAACTGGTACAGATACAGATTACATTACATTTACACAATTTGGACAATATGTAATTGCTAGTAATGGAATTGATGAACCTCAATATTATTTGATGGGTACTTCAACAGTTTTTGAAAATTTATCAACTATTGCATCTAATGGAACTCCACCAATTTTTAAAACTTCAGGTGTTGTTAGGGATTTCTTAGTAACAGGAAATATTGTAGGTGCTAAAAACAGAGTAGCTTGGTCAGGTATAAATAATATATCAACTTGGGAAGCTGGTGTTAGTTCATCTGATACTCAAGATTTGCCAGGATCTGGTGGTCAAGTAGTGGCAATTACTTCTGGTGAAGTTGGTTATGTTTTTAGAGAAGATCAAATAATTCGTATGGACTTTGTTGGTGGAAATGTTGTATTTAGATTTTCAGTAATTTCACCAAATAGAGGTGCTGTTTATGGGCAAACTGTTTGCCAAGACAACAGACAAGTTTTCTTTTACGCATCAGACGGATTTTTTCAAATCAATGGCGACCAAGTATTGCCGATAGGAGCTGAGAAAGTAAATAGATTTTTTGATAGTGATTTAAACAAAGCATATACAGATAGAATATCTGCTGCTGTTGATCCATTTAACACTTTAGCAATTTGGTTATATCCAAGTAAAGACAATCCGAATACTACTGGTATTTGTGATAAATTATTAATTTATAATTATGTAACTCAAAAGTGGTCAGTTGCTAAAGTAAAAGCATCTCAAATATTTAAACAATTCATAGTAACAAACACAGTTGAACTTATGGATATTATTAGTTCTAACTTAGATCAAATTAATATTTCATTAGACTCTGCGTTTTGGACAACAGGACATTTATATCTTGGTGCAATTAATAAAGATTTTAAAGCAGCAATTTTTTCTGGAAAAACTTTAGAAGCTGAACTTGAAACAAAAGAAACAGAAATATTTCCAGGATTGAGAGCTAATGTAACAAACATAAGACCAATTGTAGATGCAAGTGCTAAAGTAGTAATTAAAACAAGAGATAGATTAGTTGATAATGTTACCACATCATCATCAACTTCTATGAACAGTACAGGATTAAATCCTGTTAGACAAAGTGGTAGATACTTTAGAGCTAATGTNAAGATACCAGCAGAAACNATTTGGACTAATGCACAAGGAATTGATTTGACAGCTAGTGAGGGTGGAGCAAGATAATGTCAGATAAAATAGACATAGATAACATTAGATATTCTATTGAAACAAAAGAGTTTTTTCAAAGGCAAGTAGAAGAAGCAGTAAATACATTAATAAATAAAAATAATACTGAAAGCGATAAGGCTTTTAGTTGGTTTATGAATTAGGAGCAACATGACAACAAACATTAAAGACTATTCAACAACACAGGCAAGTAACACATCATTAAATGGAATTGATGTAGATGAGGGTATGCTACCTAGTAATTTGAATAATGCTATTAGAGCATTAATGAAAAATACTAGAGATTTTGCAAATGATAGCCAATGGTTTGAGTATGGTGTGGGATCTGGTGCTTATACTGCTGCTTATGCGTCAGCTACATCTTTTACAATTAATGGTGCAGATGTAACTTCTGTCTATCATGCTGGAAGAAGAATTAAATTAACAGCAGCTACACCTGGTACAATTTTTGGAACAATCTCATCATCATCATTTTCTACAAACACAACTGTAAATGTAACTTGGGATAGTGGCTCATTATCTAGTGAAGCTATCTCTAATGTTTATATTGCAGCACTTTCAAAAACAAATTCTTCTATACCAACATCAATTATTGGGACATCAAATATAGTTGATGGTTCAATCACTAATGCCAAACTAGGAGCTGACTCTGTTAATGGATCTAAGATTGCAGATGACAGTATAAACTCTGAGCATTATGTAGATGGCTCTATAGACACTCAGCATATTGCAAATTTACAAGTTACCAATGCTAAACTAGGAGCAGATTCAGTTAATGGATCAAAAATAGCTGACGATAGTATTGATAGCGAACACTATGTTGACGGATCAATAGACACAGCTCATCTTGGAAATGCACAAGTAAGCACAGTTAAGATTGCTGATAATAATATTACGACAAGTAAAATTTTAAACGCAAATGTAACTGCCGACAAACTAGCAACAGACTCTGTAGTTGAAGCTAAAATTCAAAACAATGCTGTAACGACAAACAAAATTAATAATGATGCTGTAACTATAAATAAGATTGCAGATGCAGTTATTGTAACTAATTCTGAACACTCAGGTCACACTCCTGATGATAATACTTTTTTTACTACCCTTGCTGCAAACAATAGATTTTTAAACAAAGATACTTCAGAGTTAATAAGCTCAGGTCAATCTTGGACAAGTAACGATAATTTTATAGCCACAACTGCTGCTATAGATACTAGAGTTGTTGATCTTGTAGATGATGTTGGGGGATTTGTTCCAATTGCAAATCAAACAAGTTTTCCAAATACTAATCCTGATGTAAATAATGGTGTAGGAACTATTGTAAGTATTCAAGCCTTATCACAAACTTTGACTGCTAATGGTTCAGGTGTAGTTAGTATTTCAAATGGAACAGTTGGTGGATCAACAGTTACTTTAAATAATTGTGGTGCAAACGCATCATTACCATCTGGTTTTGGAATATTAGTTGAATCTACTACTACTCAACACACTTATAATTTTCACAGATTAGTTCCAAAGGCAACAGAGGTTACAGCAGTNGCTGCTAAAGCAACAGAGATAGGNAGATTAGGAACTACTGATGCTGTATCTGACATGAACACTTTAGGTACAGCTCAAACTGTATCTGACATGAACACACTAGCTGCNATTAGTGGTTTAAATTCTTTAGCATCAAATTCTTCTAATGTAACAACAGTTGCTAATAATCTTGGTTCGGTAAATAATTTTGCAGAAGTATATAGAATATCAGCAAATGCACCAACTACATCACTAAATTCTGGCGACCTCTGGTTTGATTCTACAAACAATATTTTAAAAGTTTATGGTGCTAGTGGTTTTCAATCTGCTGGATCATCAGTAAATGGAACTTCAGAAAGATTTAAATATACAGTATCAGGAACACCAACAACTATTTCTGGTAATGATGATAACGGAAACAGCCTTAACTATGATGCTGGATTTATAGACGTTTATCTAAATGGAATTAAGATGGTAAATACAACAGATGTTACAGTTACATCTGGTAGTTCTATTGTCTTTGCAAGTGCTTTAACTAATGGAGACATTGTTGAAGCTGTAGCTTTTGGAACTTTCTCAGTTGCAAGTCTAAACGCAGATAATTTATCAAGTGGTACAGTACCAGATGCTAGAATTACTGGAACATACACAGGAATTACAGGATTAGATTTAACTGATAACAGCAAGATAAGATTAGGAACTGGAAACGATTTAGAAATTTTCCACAGTTCATCATCTGGTAACAGTTTTATAAGAGATGTTGGTACTGGTAAATTATTAATTGGTTCAGATGGAACAAGTGTAGAAATTCAAAAAACTAATGGCGAAGAAATGGCAGTATTTAATACTGATGGTGCTGTTGAACTTTATTATGACAACGCAAAGAAATTTGAAACAACATCTACTGGTGCAACAGTTACAGGAACTGCAACAGTTACTGGTGGTTTAGTAGTTGATACAGATACTTTATTTGTAGATAGTTCAAACAATAAAGTTGGAATTAATACAAATACTCCAGGAACTGGTTTGCAAGTAAATCAAGATTGGGTAAGTAATTATGGAAGTATTAATGTATCTCATAGTACAAACAGTTTAGGTGGTTTAGGTATTAGATGTAATAATGTTTTTAAAGCAGCATTAATATATAAAGGAGGTAGTACAGGTGCATTGCTTGACCTTGGTACATATGAAACAGAACCTATAATATTTAGAACTGCAAATTCAGAACGTATGCGTATCCTATCAGACGGAAAAGTTGGTATTGGTACAAGTTCTCCATCAGCAAATTTAGAAGTAAGAGGTGCAAGCTCTAATGGTCAAATTTATTTTGGTGGTTCTACAACAGCTACTTATGGAAAATTTTATAGTGATAATGATGGAACATTAATTGCTTCAGCAGATGGTGGAAACAATGCTAGTGGAAGTTCATTTAGAGTTGAAGTAGATGGTTCAGAAAAAATGCGTATCTCATCAGATGGAAAAGTTGGTATCAAGACTTCATCTCCAGGTTCTGAACTTCATATTGTTGCTGATGATGTTTCTCAAAGTTGGTCGCCTTATGATGGTACTGTATTAACAATAGAAAATAATGATACTGATGGTTGTATATTACAAACAGTAGGTAGGAATACTGCAACAAACGAAATTTGGTTTGGAGATGATGATAGCAGAAATATAGGCAGAATAAGATATGAACATAGTGATGATGGTCTAGAATTTTGGACTAATAATTCAGAACGTATGCGTATCACATCAGCAGGTCATGTAATTGCACCTAACTTAAATACAACTGGTTCAACATCTAATAGGTATCCTTTATATTGGGTTCATACTGGAACAATTGGTTCTATTGAGCCTGCTACTGGTTCAATTAGAGCTATGAAAACTGATATTAATGACATGGGTTCAGTTAATTGGATACATTCATTAAGACCAAGAAGTTTTAAATTTAGAGATTATGAAACAGACGAAGATGGTAATAAAGTTTATTTAGAAACTACAAATATTTTACCTAATACAGAATATGGATTAATTGCTGAAGAAGTTAATGAAATAAATGGTTCTGATTATATATTAGATAAACAAATAGATGAAAATGGTAATGAAAATCTTAAAGGAGTTCTTTATCATAATTTAGTTCCAGTTTTATTAAAAGCTGTGCAAGAACAGAAAAACACAATTCAAGAACTAGAAGCTAGAATAACAACATTGGAGAATAATTAAATGAGTAACGCAAGAGATAAAGCAAACATACCAGTATTAAATTTTCAATCTAAAGGTATAGATGATAATGCTGATGCTACTGCTATAACTATTAACTCATCAGAGAATGTATTAATAAATACTACAAGTGCTTCTGGCTTTGATAGTGCAGGATTACCTTTAATAGTTGGAAGTGGTTCAACACATCAAGGAATAACTATTTTTAGTGGAACATCTCATCAAGGTGCTATTCATTTTGCAGATGGAACAGGCACAAGTAGTTACAGAGGTCAATTAAATTACAAACATGACGCAGATGCTATGACTTTTGCAGTAACAGGTTCAGAAAAAATGAGATTAAATTCTACTGGATTAGGTATCGGAACTGCATCGCCTACAACAAAGTTAGAATCAACTGGAACAATACTAGCATCAGTTGATGGAACTGGTTTAAAATCAGTTGGTGCTAATGCTCAAATTCATGCAGACGCATCAAGTGGTTATGGTGCTTTAATTGCTGATGGTGCAAGTGGTAACGATTCTCATATATTTTTCCAAACAGCAGGTGTAGATAAAGCAAGATTAACAGCAAACAATTCTGGTAGTTTCATGTTTGGTGCAGGTGGAGCAACAGAAAAAATGCGTATCACATCAGCAGGAAATATCGGTATAAACAGAACTAGTGTAGATACTGGTGTAATGCTAGATATATCACATCCTGGTTCTTCAAAATATGCTTTAAAATGTGATTCAAGTGAAACTTCTGGAACACAATATCATATTCTTTTTTCAAGAAATGGAACTAATGCAGGTTACATAACTTCAAACTCTGCAACTACAATTGCTTTTAATAATGCTTCGGATGAAAGATTAAAAGAAAATATAGAAAACTCTGGTTCAGCTATACAAGATATTAAAGATTTAAAAGTAAGACAATTTGATTGGAAAGATAATATTGACACTCATAAAGATTTTGGTTTTGTAGCACAAGAATTAGTTAATGTAGTTCCAGAAGCAGTAACTGAAGGAACAGATGAATTAGATGATAATGGAAAACCAGTTAGAAGTTGGGGAGTAGATTATTCTCACATAGTACCAAGATTAGTTAAAGCAGTTCAAGAACAACAAACTAAAATTGAAAATTTAGAAGCAGAAGTAACTGCTCTAAAAAACCAACCATAATAAGGAGAAAATAATATGGCAACACAATACGACTGGAGTTTCGATAATTTCGAAACAGACGCAGATAACAAAGTTAAGGTTATCCATTGGAGACTTACAGCAGTTGATGGAGATAACTCTGCAACTATGTATGGTTCAGATGGTCAATCAGAATTAAACTTTGACACTATGAGTAAAGAAGATGCTATAGCTTGTGTATTAGAGCATTCAGATACTACTGAAGCTGATATGAAAGCTAATCTTGATGCACAAATTGCATCACAGAAAGCACCTACTTTAACGTCTAAAACTAAAGAGTGGTAATACATGAACTTTAAATTTGACGACAAAGACTACGATAGCGAAAAGTTATCTGATAATGGCAAGTTATATTTAGGTAAGTTGCAACAAATCCAAGCTAAACAACAACAGTTAAACTTGGAAATGGCAGACGTAAATATATTGCAAGGTCATTATTCTAATCTTCTAAAAGTTGAACTTCCTAAAGATGAAGAAGTAAAAGTAGAAAATAAAAAAGATTAAATGGCTAACTCTTATAAATTTAAAGGTGTAGCTTTAGCAACTACAGCAGAAACTTCGCTTATAGCATCTGCTAGTAATGAAACAATAATTATTAAATCTATAAGAGTTACCAATAATACTTCTAATACACCTACATTATCTTTAGATGTTTTAGACAG